CAGGGCAGGTCTTAAACCTGCTGACAGGATAGAGCAGAGAATCTCCCATGATGACAAGTCTATAGATGAGTTGAAGCGGGAACTTGAGGCTTTAACTGGAACTACTGAGGTAGAAGAAATACCCGAACTGGTGAACTGATGCCTTCTAAGCCTTATGAGCGCTTTTACCCCGGAGAAGCTAGAGGACTGCTAGACCCTACTTGGCCCGGAGTTACCGAAAGGGGCGTTCAGGAGACATGGCGTAGAAACCTTGGGTCTTTCAATGAGAGGCAGAGAGAGAAGAGAAGAGAGCGGGTAAGAGAGGTTTACGGTACTGTCCCTCCCCCTAAAAGGGAGAAAAAAGGCTTACTGGATACTACGTCCGACAGGATGTATGTTGAGAGTGGTTTATTACCAGAACACATGGTAGGCCCGATGGCTGGGGTAAGACTATCAGGTGCGGTGAAGGGAACCCCTGCAAATATATTTGAGGCTCTGCCAAAGATAGGGTTTGAGGAGGTAAAAAAGAGGGCCGGTTCTTTGCCACGCTACGGGTCTGCTCGTACCCGCTCCTTCCACAGAGAAGATACTGGGGTAAAGCTAGAGGTTGGCGCATTGGCAGACCACATGGGTCGCCCTGTAAGTGTTTCTGCAATAGGGGAAAAAGTCCCCGATAATAATGTGATAATAAGGGCAATTGCCGTTACCCCCTCTAAAAGAGGCACGAAGGGGATAAAAGATGTTGTAGATGACCTTATAGAGATGGGGGATAGAACAAACACCACATTTTACATACAACCCTCCCCAATAATGGATAGGAGTCAAAAACAACTCGCAATAAGATATGGGGAACGAGTAGGATTGGAGATATACAAAAGGGAGTTTGAAAAACTTTTTAGGCTGTATAAAAAATTCGGTTTTCAGCGACCTAGTAATAACGCCGATATCATGGTGCGATTTCCTCACGGTAAGCAGGGATTCAAAAATACCGGTAATAAATGGTTTGATGAATTTTTTCGGACGAAAAACTGATGCCTCACAAGATGTGGCACAAAACAATAGGACTTTTCGACTAATGCCTATTCAGAGGTGTAAACTAAAGAACGGGAACAAAGGATGGAAATACGGGAAATCCGGAAAATGTTATGCAAGTAGAAAGAGTGCAGAGAGGCAGCAAAAAGCAATTCATGCCTCCGGCTACAAAGGAAGAACTAGAAGAAGCAGTTGAAATAGCTAGGGAGATAAGACAGCGGGAACGATACAACAGGATCGACAACTATGATCCGTACCCCTATCAACTAGCTTTTCACGAAACAGGGTCTATGGCTAACCAGAGACTCTTGATGGCTGCTAACCGCATAGGCAAGAGTTATTGTGGTAGCATGGAGATGTCTTATCACTTGACTGGGCTTTACCCAGAATGGTGGAAAGGAAGGAGATTCTACCAACCCATTGTAGGTTGGGCTGGCGGAGTCTCGAACGAGACAACTAGAGACATTGTACAATTTGAACTATTGGGTTCCCCCGATGATCCAGAGGCTTTCGGGTCCGGTACTATACCGAAAAAGCATATAATAAAGACCGAAAGGAAGCCCGGCGTTCCCAACGCCAAATCAGTAGCTTTAATCAAGCACGTTTCCGGCGGGAACTCTTCTTTATTCTTCAAAGCCTACGAGATGGGCATAGAGAAGTGGCAGGGAAGGAGTGTGGATTGCGTATGGTTGGACGAGGAACCATCAAGAGAACTTTATAGTCAAGCTGTCACTAGAACTTTGGACCGTAAGGGCATGGTTTACATGACGTTTACGCCAGAAGCGGGTATGACAGAGACTGTTGCATCGTTTATGAACAACCTGAAGCCCGGACAGTCCCTGAATAACGCTACTTGGGACGATGCTTCAGAGAAAACCCTCTCTATGAAGGGTAAAAGGGGTCATTTGAACGAAGCTGTTATGGAGCAGATTCTGTCCTCATATAGCCCCCATGAGCGTGAAATGAGGCGTTATGGCAGACCTTCTATAGGTTCTGGCCTTGTATTCCCTCTCAGTGAGGAGAAAATAATGGTCGATCCGATTCATATAGAGTCGCATTGGCCTAGAATAGCTGCAATAGACTTTGGATGGGACCATCCTACGGCTGTTGTGTGGTGTGCAATAGACAGGGATGAGGATGTGTTCTATGTTTACGACTGTTACAGGGCGGCTAAAGCCTCCCCGTCCATTCATGCCGAAGTTATACGCACTAGACCCCATTTTATCCCCGTTGCTTATCCCCATGACGGTAATAGACGAGATTCTATGGGTAATCCCGGCTTGGCTGACCAGTATAGGAGTCTAGGATGCAACTTCATGCTGGAACATTTTACTAATCCCCCTGCATTGGGAAACAATAAGGGTTCAAACTCTATAGAAGAGGGGTTGATGGCTATGTTACAAGCCATAGAAGGTGAGAAATTCAAGGTATTTTCTACACTCTCTGACTGGTTTGAAGAATTCAGGATGTATCACAGGAAAGACAACAAGGTAGTTCCTCTGAGAGATGATCTCATGTCTTCAACAAGGTACGCCTTCCAATCTCAACGCTTTGCCGTAGCTGGCGAAGACCCGTCATGGACGAATGACGTAGAATACAAGAATTATGGAATTATTTAATGGCGATAGAAAAAATCACTGAAGAAGAACTGGTATCCAGAATAAAGAGTGAAATAACAGACTCTTTAGGATATGGAGATACTATTTCAGCGCAGCGCGAAAAGGCTATGGAATATTATCACGGACTTCCTTTCGGTAACGAGGTAGAGGGACGTTCTCAATTCGTGGATTCGACCGTTCAGGATACTATAGAGTGGATAAAACCATCGCTTATGCGAGTGTTTGCGTCTGGGGATGAAATGGTTAAGTTCGATCCTCATGGACCAGAAGACGTAAAGATGGCTGAACAGGCTACAGATTACGTTAATTACGTTTTTACAAAAGACAATCCCGGCTGGGAAATTATGTATTCTTGGTTTACAGATGCATTGTTATCCAAGAACGGTATCGTCAAAGTCTGGTGGGATGAGACAGACGAATCCCAGAGAGAGGAGTATAAGAACCTCACTGAGGATGAACTGGCTGTTTTACTGAATGACCCTGAAGTAGAGGTTATAGAGCATACCGCCCCCGGAGATACCGCTGAGGGTGCTTACGGGGAGATGTCATCCGAAGGCCACCACATAGTAATCAAGCGGACAAACTATAACGGCAGGATACGGATTGAGAACGTACCCCCTTCTGAATTCCTTATCGCAAGGGATGCGAAGGACATACAGAATGCTAGATTTGTATGTCACAGGGTTCAGAAGACCCTATCTGAACTAAGAGAGATGTATCCAGATGAAGATTTAGATTCAGACGAACTGGGTGGAGGAGAAGAGGACTTTGATGCCTTTTCTGGTGAACGATCCGCAAGGTTTGATTTCGATGAGAGCAATCACTTTGGCTTTAGAGACTCAGAACCTGAAGACGCATTAAAATTATACTGGCTGCACGAATCATTCCTGAAGACTGATTTCGATGGGGATGGCATTGCTGAATTAAGAAAGGTCTGTACAGTAGGTAGTAAAGTCCTTGAGAATGACGAGATAGATGCTGTACCTTTTGTCTCCCTAACCCCAGTAAAGATACCGCACAAGTTCTTTGGTCTATCCATAGCTGATCTGGTAATGGACTTGCAGTTGATGAAGAGTACGCTGATGCGTAACCTCATGGATAATATGTACAACCAGAACTTTGGGCGCTATGCCGTATTGGAAGGGCAAGCGAATCTCGATGACCTGCTCACGCAAAGACCCGGCGGAGTAGTCAGGGTAAAATCCCCAAACGCTGTAACGCCCCTCACCACCCCTCCTCTGGAACCATACTCCTTCCAAATGCTTGAGTATCTGGACGGGGTAAGGGAATCCAGAGCAGGTGTTTCCAAGATGTCTCAGGGCATGAACGACAACGCCCTGACATCTCATACTACAGCCACCGCCGTCAACGCTGTTATGTCTGCTGCCCAGAGTCGTGTAGAACTCATTGCCCGTAACTTTGCAGAGACTGGTGTGAAGGACTTGATGATTACCATATACACCCTTTTGTATAAGAACCAAGATAAACAAAGGGTAGTCATGCTCCGTAACGAGTGGGTTCCTGTACGACCCGATGTATGGAACGACAAATATGACTGCACCGTATCTGTCGCCTTGGGACAGGGTAACAAGGATCAGCAGATGATGCACCTGTCTCAAATGATCCAATTCGCATCTCAATCAATGCAGGGTGGCCTAAAGATTGTAAATGAACAGAATATGTACAATCTTGGCTCCGCCCTTGTCAAGGCTATGGGATTCCAGAATGTAAGTGACTACCTGACTGACCCAAGCCAAGTACCGGATCAGGGTCCATCCCCACAAGAGCAGATGGCTCAGATGGAGATGCAGATCAAACATAAGGAACTTGAGATCAAGGCTGCTGATGTCCAGATCAAAGCCCAGAAAGTACAACAGGATGCACAGGAGGCTGCTGTAGATGCACAGTTAAAGGTGGCTGAACTTCAACTTGAACGTGAGCAGCAACGAGCGGTAGCTATAGGAGCGACATAATGACGAAGTACGTAGACCCAAAAACAAAAAATAAGGATGCAATGCTTGCTGGTGCTGGTCAGGGCCTGACCTTTGGTTTAAGTGATGAATTAAGGGCTGGATTTTCCCTTCCTTTCGCGCTTGGAAGAAAAAGAAAGAAGAAGGCCAAAAAATAGGAGCGACATAGAAGTTACATGGATAACGAACTAAGGGAGCATAGGGCAAATGCCCTTCTCGAAAACCCGTTGTTTCAAGAAGCATTTGATGTACTAAAGGAAGATTTAATGAACCGATGGAGTAATAGCGGTTCAGCAGATTTGCAAGCTAGAGAATCAATCTGGCTTGCAATGCGACTGCTTGACAGGATTCATGGTCATTTAACGTCCATTATAGAAACAGGACACATGAACAAGATTCTTGACGAGCAACATCCATTAATCTGATAGAGGAATTAAAAAATGGCGGAAAAGCAAGAAGCCCCGCAAGCACATGAAGAACAAACGCAACCCGGTAGTTTATGGGAAGCACAAGAGGCACTACTCAAAATGACGGAACCCGAAGGGGAAACACCGGAAACTGAGGAGGCCGAACCTGCGGAAGAAGAAGAGTCTCAACCTGTAGAGGAAGACGAATCATTGGAAGAGGAATCTGAAGAGTCTGAAGAAGACTCCGAAGAAACTGATAACCGGGCAGAAGAAGGAGAGGACTTATATGCTGTTACCATAAATGGTGAAGAGCATACAATACCCCTTGACGAACTTCTGAAGGGATATTCCCGGCACTCAGATTATACTCGTAAAACACAAGAACTGTCCGAACAACGGCGGAATATCGAAGCACACCATAATCAATGGAGCACAGAGGTTCAGCAGATTCAGACAGAACGACAGCAATACGTTAATGCCCTGCAAAACGTGGTTGAAAACTCTATGGGCGCTTTGGACCAATTTGCCACCGTAGATTGGGAATCCTTAAAGAACGAAAATCCGCTTGAATATATAACTAAAAGGGATGAGTTGCGGGAAACGCAAGAAAGGGTTAGGCAAGTTCAATACCAACAGCAGCAAGCTCACGAAGCCTATCAACAGGAGTCGCAAAGAACCCATCAACGTGTTCTACAAGAAGAACACGGGAAATTGGTCGGCGCACTTCCTGAATGGGGAGAGGCTGAATCACGTCAGAAACTAGGTAGCGAAATTAAATCATACGCTTTATCGCAAGGATACACATCTGAAGAGATTGGTTCTTTGTTAGACCATAGGTCTTTAATGACTTTATATAAAGCCATGAAGTTCGATAAGGCTTCTTCACCTGATGTAGTTCAGAAAAAGGTGAAAAACAAGCCACGGGTAATTCGCGCAGGTTCACCAAGAACCAAGGCTGATGCAGGAAAACAGAAACGTACTACCAAAATGAAACGTCTAAGGCAATCAGGTCACGTCGATGATGCGGCTAGTTTGCTGGAAGATATGTTTAATTCTTAATAGGGAGATAAATAAATGGCTATTGCTACAAATACGTCACTGACGTATAGTTCCGTAGCGATTCGCGAGGATTTATCTGACGTGATTTATAATATCGCGCCCTTGGATACCCCCTTTATGTCAGGTTGTGCAAAGACAAGTGTTGATAATACTTTCTTTGAATGGCAGACTGATACTATTACCGCTGGTGCGGCCAATAGAAAGGTAGAAGGCGACGACAGCATTGCTGCCACCGCACGGGTACTTCCAACGCGATTGGGAAATTATTGCCAGATAAGTCAGTACGTGAATCAAACTTCCGGAACTGATGACGCTGTAAACTATGCCGGACACGGCAAACATCAGGCTTACCAGTTGGCTAAAAATGGCAAGCGCATGAAGAGAGACATGGAATCCATGTTGCTTCAGAACATCGTACGCGCTGCTGGCGACTCAACCACAGCCAGAACAACTGCTGGTGTTCCTGCGTGGCTTGCTACCAACTGGGTATCGATGAATCCCTCATCGGGTTCACCGGCTGCTGGTACATCAGGTACGACTGCGATGACAGAATCTAGTGCTACTGCTTCTATTACGGAAGCTGGCATTAAGAATGTCATCAAAGATGCCTACGAAGCTGGTGGTAACCCTGATCTTATCTTGTGTCCACCCACAATCAAACAGGCTATTTCTGACTTGGCGCAGTCTGTATCATCTCTTAGAACTGAAACTAAGGGTGCTGCACCTGCCCACGTTGTAGCCGCAGTTGACGTTTATGTTTCCGATTTCGGCACGTTTAAAATCGTGAGTGATCGTAACATGAACTCATCTGAGCACGTCTTCTTTCTGGACATGGACTTCTGGGCCATTGGTTGGCTCCGTCCTTTCCAGACTGTCGAACTTGCGAAAACTGGTGATGCTCATAAGCAGTTGTTGCTTGCTGAGTATGGCTTGATTTCCAAGAACGAGAAGTCAAGCGGAATCCTTGCGGATTGTGCTGCGTAAATAAGTATCTGGGGGTGGGGCAACTCACCCCCAACCTTAACATTAACTGACAGAATTGTAGTAAGTCAGAATGGAGCATAGATGAAAAATATCGACAAGGAAATTGAATCCATCGCTAATAAAATGGTGAAGGGTAAGAAATCTGCGAAGAAATCAACTACCCCCAAAGGTAGAGATGGTAAATACATTACCGCAAAAGACCCTCAAGATGCTGTAGGCTGGCTAAAGAAGGCATATGTTGATAATGATCCTGCTGATGGCGCACCGAAAGTAGGGGATATAGGGTATGTCTAAGAAATCAGTTGTTGGCTATTCGGAGCATAGACGTACCGATCTACACATAGGTGAGGCCGGTGATAAGTTTACAATAAATACTGTACAAGATGCAGAGCCTATTGTAGAGGCGAATAAACGAAGGTATAACGATTATGGTGATAAGCTATCCGTGGGCAAGCGCGGGGAGTGGCATCACGCAGCCTCTATTCCATTTAATATATGGGAACAGTGGATGAAAGATACGAATGGGGCTATTGAAAAAGACTCCAAACTGCTTGCACGGTATCTTAACGATCCCGATAACAAATACTTCAAAGTAGCACCCACAAACATTTAAGGTATAAATCATGTATAGACGAAGCGATGACGGTAGTTTCAACAGGTGGGATGTGCAGAGTGTCGTAACAGTAGGTTCTTCTGCCGCAGCCACGAATGTTACATCCGCAAAAATATTAGGCATTCATACGGACGGAGAAATTTATTTTAACTTCTCATCGTCATCGAGCGCCTCTGTCAGCACAGCCAATGATCTGAAATTAGCCGCTGGCCTCACATTCATAAACGTGCCGAAGTTTTCCGGTTCTGGTGTGTCTCAGTACATGCACCACCAGAGGGTAGGCGGTTCTAATGTAACCATGCGGCTTGTTCACGTTTGAGGCAAGTAGCGATTGTAGGGCTTGCACCCTCCACCCATGATGACGCGCCATATGAAGACCCGGATTGGGAAGTATGGGGATTACCGTGGGATGAAGAGGGGTGGCCCTATTTTGACAGGTATTTTGAAATCCACCCGCTTGAACTTCTGCGGAAACCAGAGGCAAGACGAAGGGCAGGATACGAAGACCGATTGAAAATGCTGGATACTCCAC